TGTTGTTGGAAATATATATGATCCTTTAGAATGCTTTTCAAAAAATAAAATAAAAAAAGTTGAACAAGTTAAAGCTAATTTTAATAATTAAATAAATGAGTAAAACACTTTTAGAACTGGCATACAAAAAGCACAAAGACTGGATTAATATAACTAAGTCATTTGGGTGCAACCCTAGTAGTGCTGAGGATATTGTTTCTGAAATGTATATACAACTACATAACGATATTGTAAAAGGGTTAGATTTGTCTTATAAAGGAGATATTAATTATTACTATTGCTACAAGGTTTTAAGGGGTATTTATTACAACATATATAAAAAGCAATCTAAGCAAATTAAAATTTATTTAGAAGACATTAACGAGCTTAGTCAAACAGAAGACTTAGGCGTTGACGAGGAGGAATATGCAGCAAAAGAAGAGCGTATTGATAACATACTAAATAAAATGTATTGGTATGACAAAAAAATATTTGAATTAATAGCAGGCGGTAAAAGTGTGGCCTCATTAGCAAGAGAAACAAATATTGCATATCATTCTCTTTATCATACTTATAGAAACGCAAAAAAATATATAAAAGATCAATTATGAAATTAGGTGACTTAGTTTATTACATAACTTACTATACTGGCATACATTGGATAGTAAAAAAAATTTGGGGTGACAAATGCGGTTGCGATAAAAGACGCGATGAGTGGAACGATATAAATTTAGACTTATGAGAATAGAAGATAAAGAAGCTTGGGAAGGTTTTAAAGCGGTTGTTAGTACTAAACTACCAAGAGAAGAATATAAGTTGTTATGTACGCTTCACGCGCGTTACTATACCCATAAATACTATGAACCTTGTAGCTGCCGACCTAGTGAGATAAAAATGTGGATAGCTGATATAGACAGAATATATAATAAAATAAAATAAAATGTTTATTAATTGTTTGTAATTAAAATAATTTATGTATATTTGTTTTAACAATAACAAAAAACAATATTATGAAAAAAACAAAAACAGGATTACACATTGACGTTAAAGGAAAACGCATTGAAGTTTACACTAAGAAAGAGTTAGAGAAATTAGAAGAAGAAGCACAAACTAGATTAGATCTTCTTTTAGTAATAACTTTATCTTTCTGTTTAATTGCTTTAGGGTTTATAATAGGTCTTTCAGTATAATGACTTTACTACAGAAACAATCTTATAACCTTTGGTTTAACCATATTGCTGAAACAGTAATAAAATGGAGAGATAAAAAACCAGCTAACAAAGACTTAAGGAATTTTGTTAAAGGTATGAATGAGATAGGGCAGTACGTTAATCAATTAAATATAGAGAACGATGTACTGGTAAAACGTGTAGGAATGATTAGAGCTGATAAGAACAGCGCTATAATAGAACTACAAGAACAAATAACAGTATTACAAAACAAACTAAAACAATACGAGATATGAATGAATGGTATGAATATATAGATGCACCAGATGCACAAACAGAATGTAGATGTTGTGGAACACAAACAGACGGAGATGCTTATTGCTCAAACGTATGTTATAATCTAGATATAGAATGATACTATTAATTGATGCAGACAGTTTAATATTTGCTAGTTGCTTAAGGGCAAAGAAAGAGGGAAGCGAAGAAAAGTTTTATACTAAGATAGAAGACAGCATTGCTAAGTTTGATCAGCAATATATGAAAATAGTTAATGACCTTGAAGAACTATATGAAATAGAAAAAATATATACCTTTAATGGATCTAAAGGAAATTTTAGAAAGCTATTAACAAAAGATTATAAAGCAAACAGAAAAAAAACAGAATTACCTCCTTTATTAAATAATATGCATAATTTTGTAAAAGATCAATATGATGGATTATATTCTTATGGGATAGAAACAGATGACTTGGTTGCTAAATATTGGTTTGATATTTCAAATTCAATTGGCAGAGAAAAAGTTATGATAGTAAGTCTTGATAAAGATTATAAACAATTTCCAGCGTTAATTTATAATTATCATTTTAAACATAAAAACATTTATGATATATCTGAAAGTCAAGCTTTATTTAATTTCTATGAACAATTTATTATTGGGGACACTGCCGACAACGTTCAGTACTTTAAAGGACGAGGGAAGGTATTTGCTAGTAAGTATTTAAAAGGTTGTGAAACTAAATACCAATATACTAGAAGAATGTATGAATTATTTAAACAAGACTATAAAGGCAAAGCTAGACAAAAATATGTAGAGTGTTATAATTTGCTTAAATTAAGAACAGATTGAAAAAGTCTCGTAAATCTTTTATAACTACAGAAGAACAACATAAAGCAATGAGGTGGTGTTTAAAAAATAACATTAAAGTTTCTGTATTACCCACAAGACAAGGTTTAAAAATAGAAGTAAACAAAGACGGTCAAGTTACTATTTCACCAGACACTTACGAAAATTATGCTGCTCAAAACAAATGTTGGGAATTATATTTGTATATTTACAAAAAACTAAATTAAAAACAATGAATATTTTAAAAGAAGCTCAAAAGATTATATTTGATAGAGCAGAAGAAAAAGAAAGACAATATGGAAATATTGACGATTCAATAGCTAAGGCTGCACGTGTTGCAACAGAACTTTGTAATAAGGAGATAACAACAGAAGACTTTTATAAGTGTATGATTGCTTTAAAAGTATCTAGAATGGCATATAATACCAAAAAAGATACTATGTTAGATTGCGTTGGTTATATAGCTGCACTAGATAACTTTAAAAATAATGGCTATGAGTAATGTATTTGAACAAGAATATAAGTTATTACTTAAAGAAACTTTATCTAATGGAGAATTATGTAATAACAGAACAGAAGTTAAAACATATAAGCAATTTAATAAAAGCTTAAACATAAATTTACAAAATGGCTTTCCAACATTAACTGGAAAAAAGTTATTTTTTGATAAAGCACTAGCTGAATTTAAGTGGATATATGAAGGGCGAACAGATCTTGATTTTTTACATAAGCACAATATATTTTGGTGGGACGACTTTGCTAAAAATAATAAGCTTGGAAAGGTATATGGATATCAAATAAAGCATTTTAATGGCGTATTTAATCAAATTGAATATGTTATAAAGGAAATACAAAACAACTCACGTAGAGCTTTAATAACGCTTTGGAACCCTACTGACTTAAAAGATCAAGCGCTTCCTTGTTGTTATACGCAATTTAACTTTGTTAGAGTTAACGACAAGCTTAATATGACAATGCACTTTAGAAGCTCTGATTTATTTTTAGGATTGCCTTATGATATAATAGTAGGCGCTTTATTTTTAAAAACAATAGCAGATAGAGCTGGATTAATTGCATCAACTTTGGGGTTAAACTTAGCTGATGCACATATTTATGAATGTCATCAATCTCAGGTTATTGAGTATATATCTGCAGAAACATTTGAGCTACCAATTTTACAAGGGAAATACGAAGACTATAATTTAAAAGAATATAAACACAATAAATTTATAAAAGCAGAGCTAATAAAATAATATGTATTATATTTATCACATAGAAGGAGTTAAAGTGGGTTGCACTAATAATCCAGTTAAAAGAATAAAAACTCAACAAGGATATTCTGACTATAAGATATTAGCTAAAACAAAAAACATTGACGAGGCCTGCAAACTAGAGTTTGAATGGCAAGACAAGCTAGGTTATAAAAGAGATATAAGAACATACAAAGAAACTATTAATAATTTTAAAACAAAAAAGATGATACACGTAACAAATCAGACAATTACATTTAAGAAAACATTTAATAACAAATTAGATGGTTTTAAATTTCCTTCTTTTATAGAGGTTGAAGATTATATTATAGAAGTTAACAATGAAATAAAAAACTTTTTAATTAATAACAACTTTAAATCTAATCACAGCGATGAAAGATATGTGTATATACAATCTTTAAAAAATTATTGGGACGTTATTAATAAGCCTAAAAATAATATTGATATATTTAATGATATAAGACAGTGGGCTAAAGATCGGGGTATATATGAAAAAGGCAATTTGCAAACACAATACGTTAAACTTATGGAAGAAGCGGGTGAATTAGCACAAGCAATATTAACAGAAGATATTAATGAGATAGAAGATGCAATTGGGGATATGGTAGTGGTATTAACTAACTTAGCTCATTTGCAAAGTATGAAAATTGAGGACTGTATTAAATCTGCTTATAACGAAATAAAAAATCGTGAAGGCAAAATGCAAAATGGAACATTTGTAAAAAATAAATAAAACTATGAGAGCAACTTATTTACATTACGAGAACGGTAAAGGCTATGACGTTATAGACTTTATTAAAGATTATCAGTTATCCTTTAACAAAGGGAATATAATTAAGTATATTTGTCGCAGTGGTAAGAAAGACGATGAGCTAAAAGACTTAGAGAAAGCAGCCGACTACTTAAGACGTGAAATAGAATATCTAAGAGAACAGCAACAGCAATGGATAGAAAAAAACAAATAGAATATTATAAACAAATGGAACAGAAAGAACTAGAACATCAAGAACAAGTAAGGGGAGTTTATGACGAACCTATAAGCGACAGACACCTAGCTTATTTAAAATGCGTATTAATAAGTCAATTACTACTAGAAGCTAATGACGATTTAAAAGGCAGTAAAGCGTTTAAACAAAACGTAAAGCTGCAAGTGAATAAGACTTCTCAAATACTTGAGCAAATATATCAAGAGGGTTTTAATACTGTATATCATAACAACCCTGAAATGTGTACCAATGTACTAAACAAAATAGATAACTTAATACACAAAATAAAAACAGCTAGTATTGACGAACTAGTTATGATTGATGCCTTAGTAGATAACTACTTTCAAAACAAAGAAGAACACAATAAAAACCAAACAGCAGAATTTACTAAATTAGATTAATATGTATATAAATATAGAACTAAAAAAAGCAGAAAGAAAAGACTATTTTAAATTCAGTATAAACGGAGTTAAACTAGGAGAATGGGAACGTTCAGAACTAAGACACTTAATAGAAGTAATAGACAATAAGATATAATGAAATTAGAAACAATAAAAGAAGCAGTAAATAAAAAATTCAACTTAGATATCTCTTTAGATACAAGACAAAGGAATTACTCTTATGCTAAAAAGGTATTTAGTAAACTAGCTTATGAGAGTGGAGCTACATTTAGAGAAGTAGGCGATGTAATAAAAAAAAGTCACTGTAATATACTGCACCACGTTAACAGCATAAACGTAATAACTCTTGAAGATAAAAGGAAACACGACCAAATAATAAGAGAACTAAACCTAGTCTTATCTAAACCATTTTTTAATTCAGAACAAGACAAAATAAAAAAAGAAATAAAAAGAAAAACAACAAACAAAACTATAAAAGAAATACAAGACGTTATAGACATCTTAACAGGCTGGGACATAGAAACAGTAACAGAGTTTAAACAAACACGACTAGACCCATTTAACGCATTAATAAAGACAAGAGTAAAGCGTAAGGCAATACCAGAAATAAAAGGTGCTACATTAAACAAGAAAGTTAAAAACCCTGTACTATGTTAAATAATGTATATAATAAAGATTTTTTAAACAATGATTTGCCAGATAAATGCGCTAAATTAATTATTGCAGACCCACCATATTATAAGGTTAAAGGTGAATTTGATTTTATATGGAAAACGTTTGACGATTATTTAGCTGATGTAGAAAAATGGGCTATTGAATGTAAAAGGATTTTATCAGATAATGGAACTCTTTTATGGTATGGTGATGCTAAAAATATTGCTTATGCTCAAATAATTTTTGATAAGCATTTTAATTTATTAAATAATATAGTTTGGGAAAACACAAACCAAGCAAAGCAAAGTATGGTTAATGTTGAGGGATATAGAAGTTTTCCACCACTTACAGAAAGGATTTTAATGTATAGTAATGAACAGTATAATTTAACACAATGTGTGACCAGTCTACTGTTTCTTTAAGGTCACAAACTGTGACCATAGAAAAAGGTAAAATTGTATTAAAACAAGTTAATCAAGCGTTGGGAACTGCAACAAATGGTGGTGGTATTGCAAGTGCTTGTTTAAGTTTAGATAAGGCTAAACCAACAATGTTAACAAAGGAAATGTACGAAAAATTACAAACGTGGTGTAAACCTTATTTAACAAAGGAATATGAAGAACTAAAAGCAGAATACAAAGAACTTAAAAGCGAATATGAAAAAACAAGACGGTATTTTGATAATCTACACAAATTAGGCGATGTAATAAGATTACCAAACTACGAAACAAGCGACTACGACCACGACACAATAAAACCCGAAAAACTAACAAGGATGTTAATTACAACTTGTAGCCGTAAAAATGATTTAGTAGTTGTGCCATTTGCAGGAAGTGGTACAGAATGCGCAATGGCAGCAAAAGAAAATAGAGATTTTATAGGTTTTGATATTGAGCCAAAATATGTAGATATGGCAAACAAAAGAATAGAGCAACACAAAGCACAAATTAGAATGTTCTAAAAAAATATAATTCTGTTTATATATTAATAAGTTCAGTTAACTAATTAAATACTGATTATGGATAAAAGAGTAAACAACAAAGGTACAAAAGGAAACAAAGGCGGCAGACCACCTAAAGCAGACGAGATAAAACTAATTGAGCGCTTAGACGCTATAATTGACAAAGACGAAGCTGTAGGTAAACTAGGTGAGTTAGTCACTAAGGGCGATATAAGGGCCTTACAGTTGTATTTAAGCTATCGTTATGGGAAACCTAAGGAAAGTATAGACCTTAATTCTAGTGAGGGCTTAAACATTAACTTTAAAGATTTAATTAAATTTGTTGATTAACCATTGATTGAAGTACATAAAAAGTATAAAGAGATACTAGCTAAGGATAGTAGGTATTATATTGTGAGCGGAGGGCGTGGCTCTGGAAAATCTTTTAGTGTAAACGCCTTACTCGTTTTATTAACCTATGAAGCTGGCCATACTATACTATTTACTAGGTACACTTTATCAAGTGCTTATATATCTATCATTCCAGAATTTATTGAAAAACTTGAAATGCTTGGGTTGCTAGGTGACTTCCATATAACTAAAGACGAAATTAAAAACAAGCGCTCAGGTAGCAAGATAATTTTCAGAGGTATAAAGACCTCAAGCGGTGACCAAACAGCTAACCTTAAATCTTTAACTGGCATTACTACGTGGGTTGTAGATGAAGCTGAAGAACTAACAGACGAACAAAAGTTTGACACAATAGATTTGTCAGTAAGGCAGCAAGGGAAACAAAACAGAGTTATATTAATATTAAACCCAACTACTAAAGAGCATTTTATATATGGAAGGTTCTTTGAGGATAGAGGCGTAAACGAAGGCGTTAATAAGACTGTAGAAAATACAACCTATATACATACAACTTACTTAGACAACAAAGACAACCTATCACAAAGCTATTTAGACCAGATAGAGCAAATGAAGCTAAGAAGACCAGAGAAGTATAAACAGCAAATACTAGGTGCTTGGCTAAACAAAGCTGAAGGGGTTATATTTGACAACTGGACTATAGGGGAGTTTAAACACATAGGCACAAGCGTATGGGGTCAAGATTATGGTTTCGCTGCAGACCCATCAACTTTAGTAGAAGTAAACATTGATAGCACTAATAAAAGAATATACTTAAAAGAATGTTTCTATTTACAACGCTTAACAACGTCACAGATATCAGAACTTAACATAAAGCACGCTAGAGGTGGGTTAATTATTGGAGATAGTGCAGAGCCTAGACTACTAAGCGAGATAAAAGCTAAGGGGTGCAATGTAAGGCCTTCAATTAAAGGACAAGGAAGTATCACATACGGCATAAGCTTATTACAAGACTATGACATTATAGTAAGCCCAGACAGTACTAACTTAATTAAAGAACTAAACAATTATAGCTGGCTAGAGAAGAAGTCTAACACGCCAATAGATAACTGGAACCATTTAATAGATGCGGTTCGTTATGCTGTAGGCTTTCAGCTACAAAACCCAAACAGAGGGAAATATACAATATCTTAAAACTGCACTACATATGAAGGTTTTTTTGTACATTATAGTTTCTAAAATAAATTAAAATTGTTTATATATTAATAAGCGCAACAATATGGAAGTAAAATTAAACATACCTACAACACTTAACGAGATAACTTTAGGGCAGTACCAAGAGTTTGACAGCCTAGATTTAAAGAACGATGCTGATGTTCAATTAAAGATGATTGAGATATTCTGTAAAGTGCCTAGCGTAGTTGTTAGAAATATGAAAGCTACTGATATCGTTGAAATATGCAATATCATTAATGCTATGTTTGAAACTAAGCACCAACTAATAAACACATTTAAACTAGAGGGCCAAGAATACGGATTTATACCAAGCCTAGAAGATATGACCTTTGGTGAATATGTAGACTTAGACACTTTTATAGGTGAGCCTGAAAACTTACACAGAGCTATGAATGTTCTATACAGACCCATTGACTTAAAACAAGCAAATCGGTACACGTTAAAAGAATATGTACCAGACAACAGCGAAGACGCTAAGAACTATCCTTTAGATGCTGTATTGGGTGCTATGGTTTTTTTTTACAGTTTAGGGAAGGACTTGTCTTTAGTTATGATGAACTCTTTGGACACACAGAACGAGGCGACCTTAGCGCAGCATCTGGCTTCACTTCCAAGTGGGGATGGTACAATTCAATCTATGCAATCGCTGAGGGAAATATTACAAGATTTGAACATATCACTAAATTAAACGTTCACGAATGTTTGACTTATTTAACATATACAAAAGAGAAAAACGAAATAGAAGCTAGACAAATTAAAAACAAATTCTAATGAGTAACACTGGCATAAGGGGTTTTTACCTATTAACAGAAACGATTGAAGCGCAACTACTAGCAGATGTAAATGTAAACACTGTAACAACTGGTGATATCTATGATATTGATTTGTCTAAGCAAAGTATTTTTCCTTTAAGTCATATTATAATAAATAACGTTTCTGCAGAAGAACAAGTGTTAAGGTTTAACATTTCTGTTTTATCAATGGATGTTGTAGATGAAAGTAAAGAAAAAACAACAGATATATTTAGAGGTAATAATAATGAGCAAGATATACTCAACACTCAGCTAGGCGTTTTAAATAAGCTGGTAATGGTATTGCGTAAAGGTGACTTATATAGTAATCAATATGCTTTAGACGGGAACGCTAACTGTGAGCCCTTTTACGATAGATTTGAAAATAAAGTAGCTGGTTGGACAGCTTCGTTTGATGTGCTTGTAGCTAACGATATAACGATATGCTAAACAAAGAAGTACAAAACGAATTAAACAAGTTCGCTAAGTATGTTATACAACAGTCAAGAAGCAACTTAACTAAAGGAGGTAAACCTTATGGGACTTATAATGATACTAAAAGTTTATATAATAGTTTAAAGTCTAAGGTTGATAATACTTCTAAAGGAGCAAGCCTAAGTTTTGAAATGGCTGACTATGGAAAATTTAAAGACTTAGGGGTTCGAGGTAAATCGTCAAGCGCTAAGGCTCCAAACAGCCCGTATAGGTTTGGAACTGGCAGTGGTAGAAAGGACGGTTTAACTGAAGGGCTTGAACAATGGGTTAAGCGTAAAGGCATACAGTTTAGGGATGAAAAAAGCGGCAGGTATTTAACTTATGAAAGTACAG